AGGCTCTGGACCCATGCGTGTGTTTTCATGAGCTTTGTGTGCAGGAAGGGATTGTTATGAGGCCAATCGGGCTTTATGCCTGGCTCGCGCTTATCGCCACAGGATGTGCGATCGTTATCACGATTGCCCTAGGCCACATAGCTGGGTGGTGGTAATGCCGCCAAAGAAGATCATCCAGGCTTATAATGGGCCAATTCCTACTGCGGCCGCGCATTGGCTCCCGCAGTCGAGGTCCTGGTTTAATTCCCTTAAGCTGTCAGCCCAGTCAAAGGACTTCCAGGCGTCAGACTGGGCTACTGCCGTAACTGCGGCCGAATTCTATGATATCTTCCTCCGTAGCCACAATGCGTCCATTGGGGCTAGTTTCGTCCGCTTGTCGGAGCGGCTGGGCGCGACCCATATAGACCGCAAGCGTGGCAAGGTGGAGATTGAGCCCCCAGAAGTCGAGGACGCAGACGAGAAAGCCGCAGACGATGTCGTCCAGGGCTGGCAGGCCAGGCTTAGGGTGGTGAAGTAATGGCGGGCTGGACTGGAGCGCAGCCGCGAGCGGCCGGAGGCAAATTCGGCCAGGGTAAGACTGCCCCAGGGAAGCCCACCCAGCAGCCGCAGGTTATCTCAGGGATTACCATTACGCCGCAGATGTACCAGCAGGCCCTAAAGCAGGCGGCCGCCATTATCCGGGCGCAGAATGCGGCGAGCGCGACCCGCTCAGCCCAGCTCAAGGCGATGACCCCAGCCCAGAGGCGAGCGGCCGCAGCGCAGCGCCGCCTCCAGGGCCAGACCAAGAACGTGCTCCACCAGAACGCTGCCCGGCTCGCTGCCCAGCACCGGAAGCAGACCGCTGCCGCGAACAAGCGGGCCGCAGCCGCTAGAAAGCTCGCTACGGCCCGCGCAGCCGCGCTAGCCCGGAGGCCGGGAGCCGTCGCGAAGGGAGCCGCTATGGGCCGCTCCGGCGCGTCTAGGCCGTCTCCGGCCCGTGCGCCTAGCGGAGCGCGGCCTGCCTCCAGTTCTGCGGCAGTCCAGGCCCGGCTACAGCAGTACCTGGCAGGTCACTAATGGTTGCTCATGACGTAAGCCGAGAGCTTCGCGGCTACCACGGCCGCTGGTCTACCAGCGGTGTCGTCAAGCGACTCGCGACGGAGGCGGCCAAGGGAAAGCAAACGGATGAGGCGCGAGCGGCCGCAAGCCTAGAGGAAGTTCACAAGCGAGTCCAGGAAGTTGTGAACCTTCCGGAAGGCAAGGGCAAAGGCGTCAATGGCTTTATGGTCCGGAATATGGGGTCAAAGGGACTCCGGGTAACGATGCCTGGTTCTACGGCCCATTACAAGGACCCCAGGGAAGCGGCCGTGGCCGCTTTCCGCAAAGAACATCACCAGGAAGGCCATAGTCCCATTCCGCTTCCAGGAACGGTGACGGCTCCGGGCTCGCCGCGTCCGGAGCCGTCACCTCCATCTGCGCCTAGGCCTGCCCGGATGACAAGCCGCGAGATTAGCGACAGCCTTTACAGGGATGTTGTCGGCCGTCCTAACCGCGTCACGAATGTGAATAGCATTCCGGTCTTCTACCGGCCGGAAGGCACCTTTGATATAACTATCAAGGGCAAGACAATGCGGTACCATTCAATTACGGATGCGACGCTGGCAATATTCAATGAGGATCATCATCAGTTTGGGACGCTTATCCCAGGGAGCCGGGAGGAAAGGGCACTCCGGGAGCTAGCTGCCCCGAAGGCAGGCGAGGTCGCCCATCCGAAGTCTCTTGAGGTAAAGGTCCAGGCGACGGCCGAAGACAAGAAGCGGATGCGCCAGCAGGTCATTAAGGCGACTACGCACCAGGCGCAGGTAACTCCGGACCTTGTGGCGAAGACAGACGTAACAGTAACAAAGGCTCCGCACGGGAAGCGTAAGACCCCAACGCTCGCGAGTCATTCCGGCCAGATGAATACGCTTCACGTCAAGCCGGAGGTTCTTACCGGGAATAACGCACAGGCCGTTCTTGATTACCAAAAGAAATCTGAATGGTGGGTTCCTACCGACCAACACCATGACCTTTCAATGAATGTGCTGACGCATGAATTCGGACATGGTATCCACGGCGAGATTAACAAGCGCGGCATTATGATGGCTAACCGGCATAATCCGAATGCCTTTGGGAAGCCAGAGCAGGAATTCTGGCAGGGGTTCGCGAAGGTGGCCGGCCTTACGGAGCCGATGATACAGGAGGACCAGTACGGCCGGAGGCATATCAATGTGCCGAACTGGCTAGGCAGCGCTCAGAATTATGATGCGATTGCTTCGGCCGTCTCGCGGTATGGCGCTAGGAATATGAATGAGATGGTAGCTGAGATGTGGACGGAGTACCGGCTAAGCTCCGCTCCACGGCCAGCCGCTAAATACTTTGGCGATTATGTAACTAGGAGGCTGAAGGAAGAATGACAAAGCATCTTGCTCCGGGCTCGCCGCCGCTGAATATTGGCGACAAGGCTCCGGTCGCGAGCGAGCCCATTAGCGACTCCAGCTGGGAAGACCTCCCGGATGACTCTGGCGAGGCAGAAACGCAGGCGAATCTCCAGAAGATCGCCAAGGCAAAGAAGGGAACCAAGAATGCCTAGCGCATACAACGCCCAGTCCGCTACGGGTCCGGGCACGAATATCATCGACGCGGGAGCCGGGAACGTCTTCCGGAACATCACGCTCAAGGTCACCGGCCCGGCAACGGATTCCGTCGTGAACCTGGAGACGAGCCCGGACGGTACGACCTGGACCGTGCAGGATGCGGTAACCGGGCCGAACTGGGGCTATACCGCGCTCCACCATTCGCGCCGTGCGATCCGCGCGAATGTCACAAACCTCGGCACAGGCGGGCTGCCGCTTGCGACTGTCGTCACCGCGACCGTCTAGGAGGAACAATGACTGTTACCCAAGGCTGGATACTCGTGGTCGAGGTCGGCATCGTGGCGCTCGCCTATCTCATCGCCGTTGTCCGTGGCGGGCCGCGAGTCCCTTAGTGCTCGCTGCCCCCAGGGATAGATTGATAACCCTGCCCGAAGGCATCCCGGAGCTTACGCTAGGCTGGGAGGCCATTCACTGGGCATCCAAATACCTCCGGCAGCCTGACGGCCCGGAGGCCGGCCAGCGATGGGAGTTTATCGAAAGCCAGGTCAGGTTTGTCCTCTGGTGGTATTCCCTCGATGAGAATGGGCGCTGGATCTATTACCACGGAGTACGCCGCTGGGCCAAGGGAGCGGGTAAGTCGCCATTCGCGGCAGTCATGTCACTGATTGAGCTACTCGCTCCGGTTCGCCTGGATCACTTTGATGATAGAGTGGTTGGTGGAGCGGTCGGCCGTAAGGTCTCGATGCCGCTCGTCCAGATAGGCGCGACAAGCCACGACCAGGCCAATGTAAATACCATGCGAATGGTACGCGCGCTCCTGCCGAAGAACAGCCGAATTCTGAGGGACTACGACGTAACGGCCGGGATGACTATCTTCCACATTCCCGGTGGCGGCCAGCTAATGGTAATTACGTCCAGCCCGACTACAGAGGAAGGCGCGCTCACGACCTTCGCCATTCTCGACCAGACGGAATCCTTTACCACTACGAATGGCGGCGTAGACCTCGCGGAGGTAATGGACCGGAACGTCGGCAAGTCGGGCTCGCGGATTATTGAGACCTCGAATGCGTGGGAGCCCGGACTAGAGACGGTCGCAGAGCGGACGTTTGACGCCTGGGTCGATCAGGAGGAAGGCAAGCTAAAGGGCAAGGCGAAGATCCTGTATGATGCCCGGTGTGCGCCTCCGGATATCGACTGGGATGATATCGCCTCTATCCGGAAGGCGATTGAGTTCACTTACGGCGATTGCTTCTGGGCTGACCCGGACAATATCCTAGACCGGATATTGAGCCCCAAGACCCCACTCGACGTCAGCAAGCGCTTTTACCTGAACTGGCCGGAGAGCGCGCAGAATGCCTGGACGACGCACCAGAAGTGGTCGCGGCTAGCCAAGCCTGACTTCTATATTGAGGACGGTTCCGACATCGCGGTTGGATTCGACGGCTCGCGTAAGGATGACGCGACGGCATTGCTTGGCTGCCACATAGAGACGGGCTTTACGTTCTCACTTGGAATCTGGGAGCCGCGCGGGACCGGCCGTGAGATTCCGGTAGAGGAAGTCCTAGCTGCTGTCGAGCAGGCGAAGTCACGGTTCCATATTTGCGCCTTCTTTGCGGACGTTAAGGAATGGGAAGAGACGACCAAGATACTCTGGCGCAAGCTCTTCACCGATGATTACGAGCTTGATATCTGGGCCGTTCCCGGAGGCCGCGACCCGCAGCCGGTCGCCTGGGATATGCGGTCGCACGTCGGAGAGTTTACTCAGGCGTGTGAAATGGTGGAGAGCGAAATTGATTCAAGAGGCTTTAGCCACGACGGCGATGGCGTAGTGGGCCGGCATGTGGTTAACGCTCGCCGTGCGCCAAACAAATGGGGAGTCTCAATAAGCAAGGAAGCTCCGAAGTCGGAGCGTAAGATTGACGGCTGCGTCTCGATGATAATTGCGAGGCACGCTCGTCGTCTCGTCCTCGCGTCGAAAGGCTACAGGGAACGCAAGGAAGCGGAACGTAGCAGCGGCAAGAGCAGGATTTGGAGCTTCAGTTGATAATCGACCCAGCGGACGTTTCCGCGCTCGCGACGCAGACGCTTATTATGCGTCAGTCGGAACAAGTCCGGCTCCAGAAGATTAACAACTATGTGCGTGGTAAGCATGAGCCGCCGTACACGCCCAGAGGCGTCAATGCGGAATACCGCTGGATAGCCAGGCGAGCTAGGCGGAATTTCCTGCCGCTGGTTGTTTCGGTCATCAGCCAGAATCTCCATGTGGATGGCTACCGGCCGTCCGGGACAACTACAAACGAGGTAGCTGGCCCGCAGAAGCCCACTCCGGGCTGGGACTCGTTCCGGGCTAACCGGATGATAGGACGTCAGCATGGAGTTCATCGTTCTGTAGTCAAGTTTGGCTCTGCGTACATTGTTGTGCTTCCAGGCCAGCTATCGACGGATGACGAGCAGTCACAGGACGTTCCGGTTATCCGGCCGGTATCGCCTCGCCGGATGACGGCTATGTACTCGGATGATATTGATGATGAATGGGCGCAGTACGCAATAGAGGTCCGGCTAGTCCAGCTCCCGCGTAATGAGAGCCGGATGTTCCTCAATGTCTATGATGAGCAGTTCCGCTATATCCTGGCTTCTGATATTGTTACCGGCAATACGCCGCTCGCGAGTTATAACCTTCAGATAGCAGACCCGGCCGATCCACTACTGGGCGGACAGAACCCAGTTGCTGAGCACGGTCTTGGTGTCTGCCCCGTAGTCCGGTTCCTCTATGAGACAGACCTCGACGGCGAGGATGACTGCTCCGGCGAGATAGAGCCGCTCATCCCGATTCAGGACCAAATTAATTTTGACACATTCAACCTTATGATAAGCACGCAGTTCGCGGCTTTCCGGCAGCGCTGGGTTACGGGAATGGCCCCGGTCGATGAGAGCGGCCGGGAGCAGGCCCCATTCAGGCCAGGAGTGGACCGGGTATGGGCGGCTGAGGATGCGAATACCAAGTTTGGGGAATTCGGGGAGACGGCCCTGGCGCCATACTCCGCAGTCCGCGAGGACGGCATCCGCCATATGTCGACTGTGAGTCAGATCCCTCCGTATTACCTCCTGGGCCAGATAGCCAATATGTCGGCCGATGCTCTAGCGGCCGCCAAGGACGGGCAGGACCGGCATGTTGACGAGCTAAAGGCGAACCTTACCGATTCCTGGCGTAATACGTTTAGGCTGGAGGCTCTAGCTCGCGGCGACCAGGAAGGCTGGAAAGACCTATTCGGCTCCGTTATCTGGCGCGATACAAGCGCACGTGCATTCGCCTCTACGGTCGTGGGCCTTACTCAGATAGCCCAGATGCTTGGGGTGCCGCAGGAGGAACTGTGGTCCAAGATTCCGGGAGCGACGGCAGAGGACGTAGCGGCCTGGAGGCTTGCGGCGCAGCGGGCCCAGGCGCAGCAGCTCGTTCAGCAGATCGTAGCACAGAACCAGCAAGCCCAGCTAGCTCCGGGGCAGGGTCCTAACGGCTCCGTACCGAACCAGGCTGGGGTAGCCGGGCAGACGGCCCCGATCCAGGGCATACCGGCTCCTGGAGGCTCTCCTGCCGTTGCACCGCGAGGTCCGGGAGGACGGCCTGAGCCCGGAGGCCAGAACGCATGACTACTCCGGCCGGGCTCCCGGTTAGCCGCTCCGCGAGCGGTCAGCTTCTGCTGGCTAGCTACCGGCAGGAGCAGCAGAGTATTGCTATGCGGGTAGCGACGGCTATTTACAATCTCTGGCTCCAGATAATCAACCCGGCTCCGGCCGCATTCGAGGAATCCTGGCAGACGATGAACCCAATCGCCAACGGGATTATCTCGACGCACTTTGACGCGGCAGCCGCGTCGGCCGCACAGTACTATGTGAACTCTAGGGTTGTCGCGGACTTCCCGCATATCAATGTTCCGGGAATCCGGCCGGATGAGAACTATATAAACCGGGTCGTTAATGCTATGGGTCGCGGTCAGTACTATCACTTTGTTAAGGAACAGGACCCGGCCGAAGCCTCCACCATGGCCCAGGATGCGCTCAGGGGAGCCTCTACCCGGATGACGCTAATGGGCGGCCGGAATACGATCGTCCAGGCTTCCGGTATCGACCCGGTAGCGACGGGCTGGGAGCGGGTTATCGAGCCCGGAGCCTGCTCGTTCTGTGCTATGCTCGCGGGACGCGGTGGAGTCTATTCAGAGGCCACAGTCGACTTCCGGGCGCACGACCATTGCCATTGCGTCGCGCGGCCGGTCTTTAGGGGACAGAAGTCCATTAATACGGAATTGAGCGCGGCCTGGGGTCGCGAGACAAAGGGAACACGCGGAGCGGCTGCACGAGCCGCCTGGGATAAATACTGGAGTAGTCATGGCGGATCTGAAACAACGGCAGTCGCTACAAAAGAAGGGACGGGCCCTGCCGCCGTCCCAGTCCAATCAATCGGACGCACCGCGCTTCCCGATAGCGCGGCGAACGGGTAAGGACTCCCTTGCGTCCGCTATCAAGGCCGTCGGCCGGGCTCGCCCAAACACACCGGAGGAACATGCCAAGATCCGTGCCTATATCAAAAGAGTAGCTAAGGCGAAAGGCTGGGGTGCGGACATCCCAGATAGCTGGAATGGAGGCAGCAATGCCTAAGAAGATCACGAGCGATGCGCCGCTCGCCAACGCTCAGCCGGGAGACGAGTTTGTATTCACTCACCCGACGGAGCAAGGACTTGGCGAGCACGTCAGGGAAGGCGAGCAGACGGCTGAGATGAGGGAGCTTGACTTGGGCCATGGAATGGTCGTCAGGCTCCTGGAATTCGACCGGGACTCTGGCTGGCCGCTGATCGAGTGGACCGACAGGACGGGGATCGGCCGGATCACGACCATAGATCCACAGTACATGGAACTATTCGTGCCATACGAGCGATAGGAATATCATGACACTACTCAGCGCGGGCCAGATGTTCCAGTACGCGGAACAGCAGGCCCTAAATGCCGTATTCCTGAAGGCGCAGAGCCCGGCCGTTGCGGCTACTTACATGGCGCTCTCGACTTCGGCCGCATCAGGCGTGCTTCAGTCGACGGAGACGACTATGGCCGGAGCAACCATCAATGAATACAATACGGCGACCGGCTACGCACGTCAGCCCTATGGCCCGGTATCGGCCACAGCGGCTTCGCCGTCGCTGATCTACAATACTGGCATACTTACCTGGGGCCCATTCACGTCGGCTCCGGGAAGCTGCTTCTGGGGAATCTGCTGCGACCTCGCGAGCGGCACCGCAGCTCATACGATTGCCGCGTTCCTGCTCGCGTCCTCGCGGACTCCGGCGATTGGTGACTCGCTCCAGGCTGCGGCCGGTACCGGCTCCGCTGGAGTCGGATTCCTCTGTCAGGTCTAATGGGGATTATCAGCCTGGGACTAGCTATCCCAGACCTAAAGATTCCGCGCGGCTATCCGTGTGGCGCTATCGTGAATGAGCGCCATGAGGAATGCGGCACTACTCCGGCGAGCCTTTACCTCCGGGTCTGTGGCGTGGTCGGGCACGAGCGGCGTATCTGGCTCTGTCCGGTCCATGCGGCCTTGGTCGCAGGGGGTGGAGCTATCTGCCAGGAATGTGCTAAGGCTGGAGGCATGGTGCCTGTCGTCCTATTCCGTTTGTCGGAGCCGATGAGGGTTATTTGATGGGAGGTAATCGGCCGTGACTTGGAGTGCCGTTGGCACAGTCAATACTAATACTGATAACGGTACTACAACACAGTCGATCACCCTGCCTGCTGGCGTACAAGGCGGGGACCTTATTGTTGTCTCTTTGGTCTGGACTAATGGCTCTACTGCGGCTTCGGTTTCAATTCCTGGCTTCACGATGTTGCAGAATGCCCCGGGCAATCAGAAGCCAAATGGAGCTACGAGCACCTTCCAGGATAATTACTGGCTAGGCTACAGGCTTGCTGCTGGGACGGTCGGATCGGCCACCACAGATACAACCTTTACGGCAACGTTTAATGGAACGGCTTGGTCGGAATCTGTAACACTAGTTATGCGGTCAACGCTTGGCTCTGGTTGGACGGTAGTAGGGTCGGCAGAATATCACGCGGCTTCTGCCTTTGTAACTGCCTGCCCGGATGCCGTATATACCGTATCGGTGGCGGGCAATCTTAACATCTGGGGATGGGGCGGGCAGAATTCCGCTTTGTCAGCTACTGAGACTTTGAGTGGTACCGGGCCGTCCGCGCTGACTAATTTCGTTCAGAACACTCAGTCCGGGAATGGCGGAGTAGCCAGTATAGGATGGAAGACAACCACCGGATCTCCAGGCGGGGCCACTTCCACGACCGCAATCGACCCGACAGACTTTGCCGTGGAGTTTGCCGAAGCCAGCGGAGGCGCTGTCGCTAAGGCGCAGAGGATACGCAGGGCGGTACAGGGCAATCCAGGCGCGATACCTTCGCAGCAAATGACTACTGAGCTTATAGGAGCCCGTTATGGCCGATAGGAGAGACGATGTCTAATTCATATATGGCAAACCCGCGTGCTTCAGGTACGCCATTCCTTCCTGTGGTGACGGGCCTGGTTGCCGCAACCATCAAGACGGTTATTCAGGTGGCTGTACCGGCTACTACGGACGTTGCGATTATCGGATGGGGAGTTTCATTCGACAATGCGGCCGGAGGTACGCAGGTGCCCGGCATCTGTTCGCTGCTTCACGATCCTACGGCGTGTACTGGCGGGACCTCGCTAACCCCAGAGCCGTGGGGCAACTCGCAGGCTCCGGCCTCGCTTTGTGTCGGTGGCGCGGCGCTGACGGCCTATGCGCTTACTGAGGTGACGCCCACCGCGCCGACTTACCTTGATACGCAGGAAGTAAGCCCACAGTCAGGATACGGAGTTTTCTGGCCCGCAGATACTAGGCCGCGAGTTCAGCCTAGCCGGTTTATCAGGATACGTTGTACCTTCCAGGCTGCCGTCAACGTTATCCCGTGGGTCCTCTGGGACGAGCCCGCGCAAGGGTAATTGATGCCATTCAGGGCAAGCGCCAGTAGGCTACCGCCGGTTACTTATGCACCGGCGGTAGCTGGCCCTGTCACATATCCAGTAGCGGGTCAGGCCGATACTACTGGATCAATGAGTGCGAATGGCACTCTAGGTCTTACTGGTGCAATCGCGGGCTCTTCCACTTCTGCCTCTAGCGCTTCCGGAGCTTCCAGCATAATCCCGGCTGGTGGTATTACGCCTCCGGTTATTGCTGGGACTTCAGCTGCTGCAGCGGCCGGTACTGTTACGAGTCAGTCAGTAAACAATCCGGCATGGACTGGCTCGGCTACCCCATCTGGAACCCTTATCCTGCTATGGGTTGTTAGTAGTGCCGCTACAGGAGTTTTTACCGGCCCTGCTGGTTTCAGTAGCGCGCCTCTTGCGACCGGCCAGAATGGCGAAGTCCAGATATTCTGGAAGGTAACAGACGGCACCGAAGGATCAACCTTTACATTCACTATCAGCATTGGGCATGTTCTTGGTGCCGCTTGTATTGCGCTAACCAGTTTCGACTCTTCTTTGTTCGACCCATCGAGTCCGTCTGTCTCGGGTGTTGTTGCGGCCTCTACTGTGACATCATTGCCTTCTAATGATGTTGTTACTGCTAGAGATAATTCTTTGCTGCTTTGGTTTGGACTTAGTAGAGGGGCAACTACTCCCCCGGCAGTACTGACACAGCCGTCGGGCCATGCCGTAAATCAGCCCCAGGTTAACTCGACTGGTTCCGGGGCTAGCGTTGGCATACAGATTGCCTCTCTTGTTAAAACTCCTGCTGGTGATGCCGGGACTCCGGCCGGTAGTTTCACCGTCGCATCTAATGGTGGCGCTTTCCTTGCTGCTATACCAGGACTGTCCGGCGGCACAGTATTTTCCATATCAGGGTTGTCTATCCCGGTATCTAGTGCGACCGGAGTTATTGGGACAAGTACGGTCCTTTCAGGAACGTCGGCCACCGTTAGTGGTGCTAGTGGAACCGTTGTCGCCCAGATGGCTACTTCCGGCTCCGCCACTAGTACCAGCCTTGCTAACGGTACCATTTCTATGACGGCGATGCTCGCAGGTTCCTCCGCATCCTCGTCCTCTGCAAATGGTACCATAGGCCGGGTCATGGCGGTGGCCGGCTCAGCCATCGCAACATCTGTTGCGAATGGGTCGGTAACGGCGAAGGGAGTGCTATCTGGATCGTCCGTCGCAATATCTGGAGCTTCGGCAAGTATCACCCTTCTTGCCGTTGTTTCCGGAACGTCGGTTACCGCGTCGGCCTCTAGTGGCGCTATTGGTCTCCTGGGCGCGGTGACCGGCACGTCGGCAACACAATCGTCGGCCAGCGGAGGACTTACACTTACCGGAGCCGTAGCTGGGGTATCTTTCGCCACCTCAGCCGCCTACGGGACCGTGGTGTCTGTCTCTCCGCTGGTCGGCTCATCGGCCTCCGTCTCGTCCGGGTCCGGGAATGTCTTCATTGCCGGAGGCGCGCAGACCTACCCGGTGACCGGGACGGCCGCAGCCATCTCACTCGCGTCCGGTTCTCTTACTATGACCGGAGTACTGTCTGGAAGCTCCGCAGGCGTCTCGTCTGCTTCCGGGACGATCAGCCTTAAGGGAGTCCTTGCGGGCTCTAGCATTTCCGTGTCGGCCGGGTCTGGGGCCGTCACCATGACCGGCGCGGTGGCGGGCTCGTCTGTGAACGCCTCCCAGGCTACAGGAACGCTTGGGAGAATCTCCCCGATAGCAGGCCAGTCCGCCACTGCGTCCTCTGGGTCCGGAGCCGTCGCGATCCAGACCGGGGCAGTCACCTACCCGCTTTCCGGCTCGTCCGCGTCGGCCTCGCTCGCGGCCGGGACGGTGACCAGCCTCCTGAAGGCCGTAGGAAGCTCCCTAACGGCCTCGCTCGCGGCGGGTAGCCTCTCCGGCTCCGGAGCCCTAACCGGGACGGCTACGGCCCGCTCCGTCGCCTCCGGGACGCTCTCCGGCCGCCTAGCGGTATCCGGGACGGCTAGAGCTGCTGTCCTGGCCACGGGATGGCTCGCCGGAGCCGGAGGCCTGAGCGGGATGTCCATTGCCGTCTCAGGGGCAGATGGGGCTATCCTGCCGCCATTTACGGCCGGGCTCCTGCCTCCGGAGATATCGGCATTCGTTGAAGTCAAGGACGGTCCAAGCGCAACTATTGAGACGGCCAGGCTGGATGCCGTCATGTCCATTAGTGGGCTTTCAGCTTCTGTGGAAACACAGGGGCTATCGGCCGGAGTCGAGGTAATCACAGTGAGTGCGGAGGTTGGGTAATGGATACACAGGTCCTCGTGTTCCCGCAGAATAATGACGTTACAGTCCTTTCACATTTCGGGCCGGAGATTACCGACGCGACCGGGCTAACGTCAACGTTCTATTACAAGGACAATCGCTATACAGCCGACACGGATGATACGACTCTGACGTTTCATGCCGCAGTCATCCCGGACCCGGACTATCCCGGCCAGTTTATGGCTCAGTTCGTTATCCCGAAGGCCGATAATCAGATACCCAATACTTATTGGTGGCGGGTTGATGTATCCGACGTAGCAAATACAAACCGTACCGCAAAATGCGGGACGCTCCTAGTGGAGGCAGTGTTATGGCAGAGAAAACTCCGGGAGAAGCCCGGAGTACAGAGCGGCTAATGAACTACTGGGCGTCCGGCAAGGGACGTGCGAAGATCAACTGGGGAGTCCCAGGTGACTTCGATAGGTGCGTTACAGAACTTGGGAAATATGTCGGTCCCGGAATCGTAAAGGGACTGTGCGCTAATCTCCACAAGCGAGCCACCGGAGGATGGCCCGGCCACGCTCCGGGAACAGAGGAAGCCATGGCCAAAGCCAAGCAGAAGGGAGGGTAGCTAATCGGCCCGGAACGATCTATAATCCCTCCTAGCTGAACAGGGGAAAGAAATGAGTGAGGACGCTGGCCTAGACCCGGCCGGAACGGCAGAGGGTCAAGAGGGTGCCGAGGATGCCGGAACGGTATCCGACGATATCACTGAAGATGGCACAGGCGACTCCGGCGAGCCCGATCTAGCGGCCCAGCTGGCGGATTGGAAGTCAAAAGCCCGCCAGTGGGAGAACAGGTCCAAGGCGAATTCCGCAGCCGCGAAAGAGCTGTCGGAAATGAAGAAGGCTGGAATGTCTGAGTCGGATAGGCTCAAGGCAGAACTGGCCGAAGTACAGCAGGAACGCGATGAGGCCCGTACCACGCATAACCGGGTAATGGCCGCAGCCGCCAATGACCTACCTGTCGAGCTGATCGACTACATCCCTTCCGGAACGGAAGATGAGATGAACGGTCACGCAGAGACGATTGCTCGCGTCATCCAGGAGACGGCTACTCAGCTAGCTAGTCAGATGGTAGCGGGTCAGCAATCCCGTAACGGGATTGCGGCCGCACGGCCAGTCGAGTCGATGAGAGCCGGTTCGGCTCCGGCTGGGGAGCAGACTCCCCAGACACCGGACCAATGGTTCCGGAATCTCCTAGAGCAACGCTAGCACAGGAAGGCAGTAACCCGAAGTGCCTACGTATAGTACGCACGTCGGCCGCACAACCACTGGTTCTGACCCGCTGGTTCCGGAACCGCTCGCGGCCGCAATCATCCAGGAGGCTCCGAAAGCATCGGCAGCGCTCCGTCTCATGAACAAGACCATCCTTTCCGCCAAGACCCAGCGAATGCCGGTCCTTGACGTCCTCCCGGTAGCATACTGGGTGGGTGGCGACACCGGCATGAAGCAGACGAGCCTCCAGCAGTGGAAGAACGTCGTCATGGTCGTGGAAGAGCTGGCCTGTATCGTCCCGATTCCGGAAGCCTACCTGGACGATGCCGACGTTCCGCTCTGGTCCGAGGTCCAGCCCCGGATCACAGAGGCAGTCGGTCAGCTTATCGACCTCGCCGTCCTGTGGGGCATCAACAAGCCGGTGACCTGGGGTGAGGCCGTATTCCCTGGGGCCGGCAAGTCGGGCCACTTTGTGGTCCAGGGCGCGAACATCGACCTCGGCGTGGACGTATCCAAGCTGGGCGTACAGATGGCTCAGTCCGGCTACACCGTCAACGGATTCGCGGCCCAGCCGGGAATGTCGTGGCAGCTCGTCGGGATGCGGTCGGCGCAGGGTGCGCCGATTTACCAGCCCGATATGTCGAGCAGTCCTGGCGGCTCGCTCTACGGCTACGACCTTTCCGAGATCAACAACGGTTCCTGGCAGCTGGGCCTGGCCGGAGCCGTCCTGCTCTGCGGCGACTTCACCAAGTCGATCATCGGGATGCGCCAGGACATCAGCTTCAAGATGTTCACCGAAGGCGTGATCTCCGACGATACCGGCAAGGTCATTCTCAATCTCATGCAGCAGGACTCCGTGGCGATGCGGATGACGATGCGCCTCGCGTACGCGACCGTCAACCCGGTCACAATCATGCGGCCCGGAGACGCGATCACGGCCCGGTGGCCGTTCGGCGCGATCCTCCCGACCGGAGCCACGCCGCCCACCATTTCTCCGATCAGCGTCATCCAGGCACCTCCGTATCCGTACGTTGGTTCTTTCGCAGGGGACCAGCAGGAGGTCGTCTTGGAAAACGCCCAGGACGTGGAGGCGTACGAGGCCCAGGAGCGAGGCGCGCAAGCGCAGCAGGAGGACGCAGAGGAAGGCCGCAAGCAGCTGACCCAGAGGCGACGGGCGCAGGAGCGGGAGCAGAAGGAAGAGCAGAAGGAACGGGAGCCGGCCGAACGGCAGGGCCAGCGGCCTCAGCGTTCTTAGTCCTTTTGTTTCTTAGGAGGAATCATGACTGAGGTGCGGTCTAGCTCTCCGCGTAGCGCGCAGCCAACCTTGCCGCCACTCGCCAGCCCAGACGACATCGTGGACCGGCTAGGCCGCAACCTCAATCAAGTCGAGGGAGCGCGGATTGATGCGCTACTCCGCGACGGCTCATCAATCATTCGCCGGTACTGCCGCGAGGACTTTGTCTGGTACGATTCCGATACAATCGTGATCGTGTCGGACGGAGGAATTATCAAGCTTCCCTGGCGGCCTATCGGCTCTATTGCCTCCGTTATAGCCATATCTGGAATGCCCGGAATCCCAGACTTCCCGGTAACCTGGTATCAATTCGATGGCGTCGACAAGATAACTGTGCCGGGACCGTGGCAGTCTGGGATCATTAATCTCCCGGAATACTGGTATGAGTATTCCTGGTGGACAGAGAGCTATCAGGTTACGGCCTCGCACGGTTACGTCAACTGCCCGGAGGAAGTAACGGCCGTTCTTTGTACGGCCGTCTTGTCGGAGCTAGCGACTCCGACGATGAGTGCGACGCTCGCGTCTGAGTCCATCGGTCCTTACTCGTACACGATGCGCCGTACGTCCGGAGCCGGGCTCATGGCCGCACTCCTGGATGCGGGTATGAAGACCTCGCTCGCGGACTTCCGCCAGGGCCAGGGAACGATTAGGGTGAGGTTGTTATGCCCTTTACCTACGGCACCGCCCTGACGCTCGTGCATCGCGTCCTAAGCGGCCTAGACGACTACGGGAACGATACCTATAGGGACGAGCCGGAGACGGTAGCCGGAGCCGTAGTCGCGCCGCAGGGGAGCTTTGAGCAGGTCCAGTGGACCGACCAGGTAAGCACGACCATTGTCGCTTATCTCCCGTACGGCACGGCCGTGGGCCCGCTTGACGCAATCCTCTATAACGGCCGCACCTATGAGATCCAGGGCGAGCCCCAGTCCTTCCGGTCGCCGTTCAGTAACAATACGGCCCCGGTCGAGGTCCGGGCCCAGGTAGTCACCGGAGCGTCGGCATGAGTTCATTCACCCCAGATCATGAGGGAGTCGGCCGGATGCTCCGGTCGGACTTTATCGAGGGAACGCTTGTCGTGTTCGCGAATGGGATCAAGGCAATCGCGGAGGCGACGGCTCCGGTGGATGAGAAGGGACCACATCCCGGCCGCTACAAGGCGAGCTTCCATGTCCGGCACCATTCGCGCGGAGGCGCAAAGAATGACCGCGCGGAGGCAATTGTCTACAATGATGCGCCGGAAGCGCTCTATGTTGAGTACGCCCATTACGGTGAGGAGCCGTACCATACATTGGCTCGTGCCGCATTCCAGAGGATACTATGACTGACGTCCCAACGTTTCCTGACGCGGAGTCAATGGTGCTCTATGCGCTCGTCCCGCTAGAGCCCGATATCCGTTTTGTTACTGTCCTCCCTGCTGAGATATCAGACACGATCATTGCCCGCGTTCATCGTATTTCTGGAGCTAACCGGAACATTGGCGTAGACCGGCCTATTGTTGATATCGATGTATTCGGTCCCAAGGCCGAAGTAGGAAGCGTCTCTGCGGCAGCGCGAGACATACAGAGTGACATACTTTCCCTGATGGGAAAGGTAGTCTCGAATGGGGTGATAATTCACGTAACGACCACTGCCGGACCTAGATCACTACCGGAGGCGAATCCAGACCTAGTACGTTATTCCGCAACATATGAACTACAAGTTCATCCATAGGAGGAAGTGTGCCATCAAAGAATTCCGCTGAGCAGCTGGACGTAGTCACTCCGTTCGCTGGTGGCGGTACTGCCAAGAACAATGCCCTACTCTACGCGGCCGGAGACGTTATCGTCTGGGTCGCACCACAGAACTCAACGCCGCCAACGGGATTTGAGGATGTGAGTACGATTCCTGGGGCTTCCTACAAGAACTGTGGGTGGGTCGATACTTCCGGCTATATCTTCAAGCTGGATGAGACCGTGAAGGATATTCCGGCCGCCGGAGTCCTCACGCCCATCCGGACGATTCTGACGGGTGGGATCAAGAGCGTCCAGGCAACGCTCCTGGAAGCAATCAATCCGTACGCCAGAGCCTTGTACGACGATGTCCCGATCTTCCCAGTCACATCCTCTCCGCTCCTGCCTTCCTCAGTTCCGCCTGCCCCGGTGGCTCCGGTACCGACGACATCCGCGAGCGGCGGCACGGTCCTAGCCGGGACGTATCAGGTCAAGGTCAGCTACGTAACGGCCAGCGGCGGTGAGACCCTGCCGTCTCCGGCCGGATCTATCGTCACCACGGGTTCCGTGTCGACCATTACGGTGCCTAGCCCAACGACCTCTCCCGGAGCCACTGGGTGGTACGCCTACGTTAGCCAGGCAGGTGGTTCTGCTACCGCTGTGACCCGGCAGCAGACGGCTGGCTCGCCAACTCCGATCGGAACCGGGCTGACGCTGACGGCACCTCCGACCTCTACCGGCTCCGCGCCGCTCGCGGCCTCTACGGCTGGATGGCAGGCGAGCTATATCATTCCTGACCCACCGGCCGATAACCGTTACGCCGTCGTGTTCGACAGCGATGACGGCATCAAGCAGATGCGGATGTACGCTCCGAACGCGAAGGTGACGGCTCGCGGCAACGACCAGATTCAGCAGGCCGATGTTACGACGCTTGACCTTACCTGGACGTTCTATCCAGGGACCATCGGTGGCGTGCCTGGTGTAGCCAAGCGCTACATCGATTACGGCCAGGACGTTACGGCGTACTTCACGTGAGCGCGGAGCCGGAAGACCTGGATGCTGCGGCTCCAGGGGAAGATGAGGACGTTGACCTGGACCTGGACCTGATCGATGATCAGCTCAGGAAAGAACGTCTAGGACGGCCGACAAGCGTCCGGATAGACAACGTGGTAGTCCACGTACTCCACGCCGGAGACTGGTCCTCAGAAGCGATGCAAGCGGCCTCCGTAGGGAACTGGGAGGCCTGGGCCGAAGCGGTAATCCCAGACAAGGAGGAATACGAGCACTGGCTTGAGGCCGACCTCCGCAATTACCAGGTTGAAGCGGTGTTCGCGGAGTGCGGCCGCCAGGCCCGTATGTCGATGGGAAAATCGCGAAGGCCGTCTGGCTCACGCGGTCGTTCCCGGAGGAAGTAGAGGCAGACCTACAGCGCTATTACAGGACTGATTTCCGGGATCTATTCGAGCCTGGAAGCGGCCTAACGTGGCGGAGGCTGCTTGTGCTAATCGAGCAGCTTCCTCCGGAGAGCGCGACTATGACAGCCATGAGGAATTCGGTCCCGGAGGATGAGCTACGCGCTCGCGAGCCACATCCGGAGTATGCCGCATGGTCGAATCTGGAAACTCTCATTGCCCTGCTTATAGATGAGGTCCGGAATTTCTCATGGTCCTTCATTCAGAGCCGGACAGAGTCAAAGGTGCCTCGTCCATCTCCAGTCCGGAGGCCGGGCATAGGGAGCGACCGGAAGGCCCGTATTATCAGCATCGATACGGCAAAGAAGCTTGATCCCCGGCTGCGGGGAATTCCTGATGAGGAAGTACAGGCGAAGCTTGACGAGATAACCGGACGGCGATAATGGCATCGGAAATATTTGTCGGTAGTGTTTCGGTCGGAGTCGTGCCCGACGCTCGCGGCTGGAATACGAGCCTCCGACGTCAGCTAGTGCCTGAGGCGGATTCCGTAGGGACGGAATATGGGCGTCAGCTATCCAAGGGTATCGTCAATGAGATGGGCCGTAAGAAAGCTGACTATGCAAAGGCCGGAGAGCAGTCCGGAGGCGCATTCTCTGACACATTCAAGAAGCGGCTAGAAGCCGCGATGAAGGCTCTCCCGGATATCAAGCTAACGGGAGACGATACCGATATAGAAGTCAAGCTTCATAAGATTAAGCTTCTGCTAGTTGAGTTGTCTAAGCAGAATATCATCGATGATAAGCTGGCCCTAGAGGAACTGGCTGTCATCGAGAAAGAACTTGATAAGATAAGCCGTAAGGCTGATGGGATTGACGTCCGGTTCAATACGACGGCCGCAAAGGCTCAGCTAGCTCTTCTCCAGAAGGAAGCTGATAGCGTTGGTGGCGGTGGCGGACGAGGCGGCATTCTGGGGCTCCTGGGCGGTGGAGCCGGAGGTGGCGCGCAGGCCGGAGGCGGTGCGGCTTCCGGGGCTGGCGGGCTCGCGCTATCGAATCCATATGTTGCTGGCGGTCTTGGAGCCGGAGCCCTTGTCGCGCTCCCGTTTATCGGGCAGGCTCTAGCCGGGACGATTGTTACCGCGCTTGGCGGAGCGCTTGCTGGAATAGGGATAGCCGGAGCCGTTGGCGTCGGTGGCGTTTCCTCCGCTCAGGCGAAGGCTTCTCAGCAGCAGGCCGCCCAGGCGAGGACGAGCGAGCTAGCCGCTCAGCAGAGGCTTAATACGCTCCGTGCTTCCGGGAAGGCCACGACGGCCCAGCTAACGACCGCAGAGGGAGCCCTAGCGGCGGCGCACGCGAGGACTTCAGCCGCCCAGAAAAAAGCTGCCGATGATAACAAGAATAGGCTGACCCAGGGACAGGAAGCCGTCCGTCAGGCATTCAGCAATGTTGCCTCCGACGCTAAGAAATCCCTGACTGACATCGGTGCATCGTTTGTCCCGGTTATGCAGCATATCGCACATACGATTAGCGATGTAATCAAGACTATGACTCCGGTGTTCCGGGCTTCAATTGCTGTAATAGCCGGACCTCTCCAGATATTTGCTGATACGGTCCTGAAGGCATTTACGAGGCCGGAAGTCCAGAAGTCAATCTATGCTATCTCTCAGGCATTCGTAGCAATCCTTACGGCCTTTACCCCGGACATACCAGGGATATTCGACTCATTCGCGCAGGCTATTGAACGGGTTGCGGCGGCAATCTCTAACAATCCCAAGGCATTCGCGGACTTCCTGAACTTCCTGGCTCAGATAGTGATCTTTGTAGTCAATGCGATAGCGGTCCTTACGAATATTGCTACCTGGATCGAGACGCACTGGGAAATGGTGAAGTGGATCGCCTTCCCGGTTATCGCTGCGGTCATCCTAGTGGTGCAGCATTTCGGCCAGATGCGTCACGACATTGCCGTTGAGTTTGATAAGATACGGCACGGAGTCGCCGTTCAATGGGACCAGTTCTGGCAGGATACGGTCGGCCGGGCTATCCGGGGGCAGCGCGACCTCCAGCGTATTATTTCCTCCGGGCTACACTCGATTGCTAACGCATTTGATGTCACCCGGCATACGGTCGCGAGTATCTGGGACCTTATGTGGAACAATACGGTCGGCCGTGCCATCCGTGGTATCCGCGACCTGATGGGCGTGTTTACCACCCTCAAGAATAATGTTATCAACTTCTTCAGCGGAGCCGTTACCTGGCTAGTGAATGCTGGCCGGAATATCATCAGTGGCCTTCTCAATGGCATCCGGTCGGCAATGGGAGGTATTGGAGGATGGATAAAGGCAAATGTCGTAGATCCAGTTGTTAATTCTATCAAGAACTTCTTTGGTATTCATTCGCCGTCCCAAGTCATGTTTGCTATAGGTAGCCATCTAATCCAGGGCCTGCTCCACGGCATCCTTTCTGCCGGCGACCTTACGCACTTTATCAAGAACGTCTTTGGCGGGCTCCCGGCCGCTCTCGGCTCGCTCATCCAGAAGGGCCTGGTGAATATCGCGAGGCTACCCAAGAAAGCTCTGGATGCGCTTGGGTCGGTAGCCGGGAAGATTGGCGGGTTCTTTGCTAAGCTGTTCGGTGGTTCGGTAGGTGGCGGTGTAGCCCGCTGGGCCGGAGTAGTCGCGCAGGCTCTCTCAATGCTTGGGCTCCCGCTTACGCTTAGCAAGCAGGTCCTCTATCAGATGCAGACGGAAAGCGGCGGCAACCCGAATGCGATTAACCTTACTGACATTAACGCTCAGCAGGGTGACCCGTCGCGAGGTCTGCTTCAGACCATTGGCTCTACCTTCGCGGCCTATCACGTACCTGGAACCTCGAACAATATCTATGACCCGCTCGCGAATGTCGCAGCCGCTATTAACTATGCCCAGCACGTATACGGGCCGTCGCTAATGCGAGGCGGAATGGGAATGGGCTCCGGCCACGGCTATGACGAGGGTGGCTGGTGGCCGCATGGGACGTTCGGCTGGAATATGTCCGGAGCCCCAGAGCTAGTCCTGACGCAGAAGCAGCTTCAGGGAGTAGCGCGAGGGGGCGACGGAGTAGCGTACCATGCCCACTTCGATGGCCTTACCGGAGCCGCTATCGAGTCCCACGTCCAGACGGCCTTCCAGGCGATGTCGCTTACAGAGGGAGCCCTAGCGAGGAACGGACGGAGGTCCTAATGAGTGTGTCGCCAACTCCGCTCCAGATTACCTATGTTGACCCGGACGGAATTAACTGGAACCTTAGCGATATCTCTATGGCGGGAGGATATGCCTGTGCCGCTATTGCCGGAATCGAGGGATTCCCGGTCGTGCTCCAGACGATTCCGCTACTTGATGGAACGGCTATACCAAATTTCTATATCCCACAGCCGGGCTCTATCGCGATTGCCATTATTGTTGGCCGGCCGCTCTCGGATAGCGAGGATGATTATTACGCTCTTCTGGACCGGATAGTCCGGGCTTTCTACAATAGGCGTAATGAGATTCCCCGTGCAGCCTCGCTTCAGATCCAGAGGCCGGACGGTACAACCCGGCAGATCCAGGTCTTTACGACTAGTGGGCTTAATACTCCGGAAGTCGGGATCAATAACCTAACGGTCTACTCCATTGTGCTTCAGACTCCGGACCCGTACTGGTCTGACCTAGTTCAGCAAACGCTTATCTATACCCAGAACATAGCGGCCGGAATCCTCCCGCTGCTGCCGATTCCGCTTAGTAGCGGCACCATTCTTGGCAACGCGGTTATCACAAACAATGGAAACGCTCTCGCGTATCCGACGTGGACGATTACTGGGCCCGGTACGCCAACATTCAAGAATCTTACCACTAACAAGCAGTGGTCGCTGAATGCCCCGGTTCCGGCCGGGAACGTAGTCCAGGTAACAACAAAGCCCGGAGGCCAGTACGCGGTCAACCTAACGACTTCCGCAAACATATGGGATCAGCTCGTCCTTGGGACTTCTATCCGGAATCTATGGCCGCTAATGGCTGGAGACAATGTTATCAGCATATCGATGGCCGGAGCTTCCTCCGCGACGGCCGTTCAGGTCACCTGGACCAATAGGTGGAATAGAGCGTAATGGCAATTCTAAGCGTTAACGCATGGACGGTGAATACCGTCCAGGCTAGTGGGTCCCTGAATCCACCGGCCGCGTACGTTCCTCCCGGAGCGGGCTCGCAGGATTATGTCTGGGTTGAGATCATAGATAAGAACCTTGTAAGCCAGGGCCCGGTCCAGTTCGTTAGCCTAACGGCCCAGCTCTATTACAATGCGGTTGGCTCGTGGTCGATGACGGTCCCGTATTCTGACTTCCTCTGGAACATCATTATGGCCGGCGACTTCTTTGTCAATATTAACTGGCGCGGGCTTTTTACCTTTGGCGGCAAATGCGAGGTGCCGGGCTATGTCGATTCTGTTCCGGGCGCAGTAGGCTCCGGGACCTATAACGGCCCGTTCATTACTCTCTCGGGAGCCGACTACCTAGGTCTCATCGCGAACCGGATTGTGTATCCTACGCCCAGCGCCGCGTGGTCGGCCCAGACGGCCGCAGGAACCGATGCCGTATCGGCTATGAAGCTAGAGTCCGCAATAAAGCACTATGTAAACAACAATGTTGGACCGGCCGCGCTCGCGAGCCGGAGGCTAACCGGGCTAACGCTAGGAACCGACCTTGCACGCGGTCCTAGCGTCTCCTACACGGCTAAATTCGGCTCTGGGGTAGATCTTAACCTTATGGACGTTATCCGGGCTCTAATCGCCTCTGGAGGCTCCGGGAATGCGATGGGAGTGTCGCTCGTCCGTAATCCCGCGACTCACGGCCTCGTCTTTGATACCTACGTTCCGCGCGACCTCTCCGGCAAGGCCTGGTTCTCCCGTGACCTAGGCAACCTGACTAACATCCAGTTTTCGCTAACCGACCCAACCTGTACTGATGCTCTGGTCCAGGGCTCCGGTACAAACTTTATTCAGCAGACAGCGAGCGGCACGACTCAGTATAATAAGACAGAAGTATTCAATGACTCATCTTCTGAGACAGTAGTTGCTAATCTCAATGCTACTGCTCAGCAGGCAGTCCTTAGCGGAGCGGCCGGGCCGACCCTAACGGCTACGCTCGCGGAGACGCCTTTCCTGACGTTCGGCCGGGATTACTACCTTGGCGACATAGTTACCATAGAGGTCCGTCCGGGCTCCGTCTATTCAGACGTTATTACCGGAGTCCAGTTTACAGCCGACCCGGCACAGACTCCGGCTCTCGCGGTAACCCCAACGGTCGGGCAGAATGCGAATGCGACCGCAACGGACCAGAAGATTATCGGACAGCTAAGCGCGCGAATTCGTGCGCTGGAAAAGAAGCTCGCGACTAAGTGAGGAATCATGGCGGTTTACGACGCACGGCCTAGTGCCTTTAATCAGCTATCTACGACAAGTGACTGGGAATCGCTTCTTTCCTCGCTTGGCTGCCGCGACGGTATTGATCCGGCAAATACGAATGCGATGGCTCCATCACTCGATACTGGAGGCCGGAATGCGGTAATCGCGAGCGGACAGGCAGTCATCAAGGGCCAGTTGTGGCGCTGCGACGCTCCGGTAAGCACACCTATCCCGGCCGCGTCGGCGCAGAACCGGATAGACCGGCTTGTCCTTCGGCTAACTCGCGGCGCAACTACCTCGCCTACAGTCGTCCAGCCTGTCGTAATTACTGGAACGCCTTCGGGCTCGCCGGTTATCCCGCCCATTACCCAGACCCCTACCGGGATCTATGACATAACGGTATCTAACTGGCTCTCAACATCGGCCGGAGGACTGACGACGCTCGTAGATGAGCGTGATTTCACCAGGCAGCAGTGGAATGATATGCGGCCGCTGACCGGAAGCTACGTCGGGACGGTAGCCGGTGAATTCCCGCCGCAATGGCGGTTCGATGACGTTAACGGGATTGTACTGGTCGCAGGCTCGATTCAGCTGCCTGGGTCGGGCTCCTATAATGGCATCGACTTCTATCAGTTCCCGTCGGCATACCGGCCTTCACAAAGCTGTTCGTGGCCGGTCGCGCAGCTAACCGGCACGGCATCCACCGATACCACGACCGGGTTCCCTCGCCTATTCGTTGGGGCTAGCGGTGGGCTTTCTGTCGCGGGTATCTCGCCTAGCCTTAACGGCGCAGTCATACGGATCAATGGATTCTTCCCCCTGCAGGGCTATAACGGGCTCATACCGTCATAGGAGGAAAATGATCTGGGCGTATGTAGATACGATTCTTGGCGGCCTCGCGCTTGCTGTTTTGTATATACATATTCGCTGGCATGGCCGGTGGGGCAGTAAAAAGGATGAACATAAGTAATGGAGTAAGCTATCCGCAGGAGGTGAACAATGGTATCTAAGCCTGAGCGTCATCTGGGGGAACGGCTACGGCATCCTCGCCGGAGGCTGGTCAGGTCAGGGGAGGAATTCGATCTGGCTGAGCTGGAGCGCGGCGAAATAGAGCTGGAGCTTCCAGGCCCCACTCCGGAGTCCGGAGAGGAAGGCAGGGAGCCCTGGGGCTTCCGGGACGAGGACGGTATGCCCCCGGAGGCTCGCGAGCGGCTACGGCTGTATAGGGACTTCCTGGACGGCCGTGGGTATGACCGGAGCCGGGACGAGCGAGGTGGCGACGAATGAAAGAAGTATGGATCCCATCGCCGCATTACTCGACTTCCCGGAGCGGATACAACAAGATCGTGCTCCATACGACCGAAGGCGCGATGAAGATCCGCGATCTTGGCGCGTGGTTCCAGAATCCGTCGGCCGGGTGCTCTAGTCATCACGGTGCGGATAACTATGAGCGTGGTGTATTCGGCGCGTACGTCTATGAGAACTACAAGGCATGGACTCAGGGGAATGCAAATCCGTACTGCCTTTCCCTGGAGATGTGCTCCTATTCCTCGTGGAGCCGGGATACCTGGCTCAACTCCAAGGGCATCCTACTCGACAACGCAGCGGAATGGATCCGCTACTGTGTCGATAAGTACAACGTACCGTGGACGCTCCTGAATGATTCCCAGGCGCAGAATCCGGATGTCCGTGGAATCTGCGAACACGTCAACTTCGGAGCCTGGGGCTCCGGCCACGTCGACTGTGGTAACTTCCCGATGGACGAGGTTATCAAGCGAGCCAAGGCAGGCGGAAGCCCCGCACCACCAGCTACGTCAGGAGGAATGATGACCGCAGCAGTAGCGTTCGACAGCCAGAACCGTCCGCACCGTGCCAGGATCAACAGCGCCGGCCAAATCAAGTACATGCCGCCTGGTGGATCATACGGCGTTATCGACCCGAATTCCAAGGCCAAGACCGGCCTCTCAATCGCTGTGGACGGCGACGACCGGATCTTCATCGATTACGACAATGAGGGTGGTGACACCTGCGAGTACCAGCTCACCCCGCCCAGCACCACATGGGGCTGGACCAAGCTCGGATTCTGAAGTAACCCGAAGGAAAACAACAGGAGGAAAAAGAATGACTATCTCAGTGCCAGAGCCTCCGCGCAGCGGCAGCTACGTCACCGTCTATGCCTACACCGACCAGGAGGGTGGCGGCGAAGACCTCCAGGCCCGCGCCCAGGTCTGCAAGACCTGTTCCGCGCTTGTCGCGGAGGACGGCCTGGACGGCCACATGGGCCTCCACGAGGCACTGGGCCAGGGCGGCTCAGGCCCCAAGTCGAGGTAACCATGACTGTGTGGCCGAACGATGACGGCACAATCATCGTCATCGATACGCTAGGCGAGCGCGAGTACAGGGAATGGGAGGTGGAAGCCGACCCGCTGCTCAGCGTGGGTGACAAGCGCTTCCTCCGGTCCATGTTCCGGTACGCCAGGCCCATACCTGTCAGCTGCCGGGTGCCGTCATGACTGATATCCTCGTACGGCTCCAGAACTTTGAGAGCCGGGAGGCCGCAGAGCGGACGGCCGAAGACATCCGCAACTCCGGAGGGATTACCTACGTGGACCAGTCCTCCGGCGATGAGGTCAATGTGACGGTGGGAGACGTTACCGTTGAATCCTGACGGCGACTTCCAGTCGCTCTCGCTCGCAGAGCTAGCGAAGCTGGAAATGGCCCAGCTAGCCCGCGAGCGGGAGACGACTGACCCGGACCCAGAACTATGGCGATGGAGCCCCCTGGAGCTTCAGGAATTCGCGCGGATGCTAGTGGTCGCGCGGAGCGCGGCGATGGACGGCCTCCGTCGCCTCATCTTCATGGAGGCTGGTTCCGGGATAGGAACAAAGCTCTATGTCGCACAGTATCACTTCGATATGACCGCGATCGGCTATGAGATAAACCCGGATTATATCTATCAGGCACAAAAGCTTAACGTCTTGACTCATCAGATGGACTTCCGCACAGAAGTCCCTCCATGGGGCGATGCGGATATCGTCTATATGGCCCGGCCGTTCAAATCAGATGAGGCCGATACGGTTGCCCCGGATGCGGTAGAGATTGCCTGGGAACTGGGCGTAATGGAGATGATGCGTCCCGGAGCCGTCCTGATGTCGGCGTTCGCAGCCGTCAAGCCGCGCGACTGGGCCTGCTACTACCGGAGGCCGTTCCGTGGCGTATGGGTTAAGCCCGGAGGTCGTAGCACTCCGGTCTATGACGCGATGGTGAGCCGCGCGACGGCCGGATCTGACCCGCTCGTCCCGGAGCCTCTGAGCAGGCCTGGCCGCTAGAACAGCGCTCCCGGACGTTCCCGGACGGCGAGCCCGGCCGGTCCAGTCCGTGAGCGCGGACGAGAGCGAGCGAGAGCCGCTTTCCGGGCTCCGTACGGTACCGGATAAGGGTACGGAGCCCGGACGGCTTAGAAGGCTTCCTAGAGCTTTCCGCCCTGGGGCGTGGCCACCTCTACGGAGCGCGGAGCCCGGACGTTGTACATTATCGCCACGAGCGGGTTCCCGAATTCAATTGAGTTCTTCAGGTCCTGCTCTACGTCAGCCTGGCTCATCGTGTTAGGGCAGGTAAGGATGACCATGAATCCGTACTCTGTCCGGTTAGGGTCGCCGTCTTCCCGCTGCGCCTTGTAGCTCGCGGCTAGCCGCTCTAGGGCCTGGTCTTCTTCAGCGCTCATAGCGGGAGCCGATGATCGTGTTCGTACCTGTCATGAGTTGGAGTGCGGAGACGGTGGAGCCGCTCGTGGAACCGACGCCAGCAGTCCTCTACGTAGTCCGTCATCCGGTCGGCCGATAGGTCGAATCCGTCCGGCATTGAGTCCGCGTGTCTTGCGGTTACGTGCTTAATAAACGTTTCCCGGTCCATATCGTCCGGATGGGGAACGTATATCACTTCCTCATCAGTTACTGCGGTCATACCGCTCGCCTTCTTTCGCTCTTGTTCAATCAGGGTCGATGACCCAGATTTTGTCGGTACGGATTGGAGTACCAAACCCGGCGATACGGTGCCCCAGGATTACCACAACGTCGTGGTTTATCCGGATACGCTCTAGCGTGCTTACTAGCTCCGGGAATCTCCAGCGGTTGATCCTCGCATAAACTTCCTCCTCACCTTCATCGTACATATGAAGCGTGGCACGCTTCGCGAGGTCGGGACGCTTAAGGCGCTTGACTATATCTTCTATTTCCTCGCCGGTACGGCTCCGCTCGTCCTCGATAACGTCTTTATACTCGACACGCCTTACTACCCCGAAGTAAACCACGCGAGGTCCGACGATCCATCGGCCTCCGCTGTTCCGGTTATCAGGGACTTTCATTATGGCCAGTGCGTCGCCGTTGTGAGTGGGCATCGGGACGACCTTCTGCTTCCGGATCCAGAGGCGTACGGCCTTTAGCTTGCGCTCCGTCCGGTAGAGCCCAAACGGGTCCTTCGCTCTTGAGAAGGCTTGCATCGTCTCTACGGTCTCAAGCCCGATGCCTGGTACTTCCGCGAGGTCGGCCCACGCGGAGGCCGTAGCGGCTGCCTCCGCGAGCGCAGGAGCCTTCTTAGGACCGATACCCGGAACGGCTCCCCAGCCGGCTATCAGCTCCAGCCGGCGAAGCTCCGGCCGGTCGTTAGCGACAAAGTGCGGAGTCCAGGTCTTCCCGCTAATCCCTATCTGCGGCGGCTTGATATCGATGCCGTGCGCGAGTGCGTCACGCTGGAGCCTAAACGTCAGCTCTTTGTCGCCTTCGGCTTTCACAAGTGAGGCCGCGTAAAACTCCAGCGGGTAGTGGACCTTGAGCCAGGCGGTCCAGAATGCGAGCAGCGAATAGGAGACGGCGTGAGCGACGTTGAACGCATACGTCCCAGCCGTAACGAGACGGTGCCAGATCTGGTCGGCAAGCTCATGATCGATTCCGTGTAGGTCGTGTGCTCCCTGAGCGAACGCTTCAAAGTTCTGCTGGAATGCCGCCTGTCCGGACTTCTTAGCGATAATGCGCCGGATATGGTGAACGTTAGTCCACTGGAGATTGCCTATCTCGCGGAGAGCCCGGAGGATATGTTCCTGGAAGATCATCTGCCCGTAGGTATGGGCCGTGATATCATCGACAATCGGATGGAGCGAGGTCGCGAGCTCCCGGCCGTGCCGTACGTCGATAAACTCAGCGGTCTGCCCGGAGAATAGAGGACCCGGCCGCGAGAGAGCGTTGATACAAACGATGAGCCAGAAGTTATCCGGATGGACGTCACGGTTTACGAGCCGGGTAGCTCGCGCTCCGAACTGGAAGACTCCCATGAGGTCATTCGTCCGGAATACATTGATCGCAGACTCATCTGTGTCTGGGATGGCGTAGAGGTCGGCTAGCGTCAGCCCGGCCATAGCGAGGCACCGGGTAATCATGCCAAGAGTCGAGAGTCCCAGGAAGTCGAGTTTAAGCGCATCGATGTACTCCGCATCGACTTTATCCAGGCTAACGACACGCTCGCCGTCCTTCCCGGTATAGACGGCACAGACGTCGGTTAGCGGCGAGCTAGCCACCATTAGGCCGCAGGCGTGGATAGATAGCCCACGGTAATTACCCTCAAGCCGTGCGGCCTTCGCAATATCTGGATACTGCTCCAGGATGTCGCGGGCCGACTGGAACATCTCAAAGGTGTCAGTCAGGGTCGCGTCCGCTCGCGAGTCACCACCACTCCGGTCAATCGCGACGTTGCCGATTTGTTCTATAGCATGGAGCGGGATGTTATAGACCCGGCCGACATCCTTGAGCGAATTCTTGGCCTTGTACCGGATAAAGTTACCAATGTGGCCTACGCACTCCGGGCCGTACTTATATGCGAGATAGTCACGGACCATATAGCGCTGCTCGTCAGAGCAGTCAACGTCGATGTCGGGTGGGTCGTGCCGGGTAACGTCAAGGAAGCGCTCAAAGATCATATCCGGGTACCGGAACGGATTGACTTCCGTAATACGGGTGATGTATGCAACGTCGCTCGCGGCGGTGCTTCCGCGTCCGGGACCGATAACGACACCGTTGTCTTTCGCCCATCGGATCGTATCGGAGGTAAACAGAAAGAAGTCGGCTAGTCCTTTCCCAAGGATCATATCCATCTCACGCTTAACCCGCGCACCGTGCCAGTCCTGCTCGGCTTGCGGCATACGTCCTAGGCCGCGATAGCGCCATCCTTTACGGGCCCAATCCCACAACAAATCTTCGGCAGAAAGCGTATCAAGCATTACTTGTCCTTTATCTTGACGAGCCGGTAAGGGAGGTCACCACGAGTCGCGATGAATTCGCGGAGTAGCTGCGGCATTGATGTGACACCTGTCCTAATGGATTCCGGGTCCTCGCCTAGGCAGATAGCCGTCAGGACATCGAAACGATTGTACATGGCCTGTTCGGCTACCTTGATAGCCTCCTGGAGAACCTTGCCGTACTCGTCCAGTCCCTCCTTCACCCGCTCGCCTAGCTGTTCCGCTAGCTCCGGAGCTGCTAGGAAGCGCTCCCGCAGCTCGCGGGCTTCGCGGATAGCCGTACGGAGGTCCTGGATGGCCTCGTGTGCCTCGCGGACTACGGCCCGGAGGTCCTGGAGGACTTCCAGCTCATGCTGGAGATGTTCTGGAATGGGTTCCATTACCGTTCCTTGATGAGCTGGGTAATGATGAGGAGGTTCCGCGCGTCGATTCCCATTAGGACGTTGGTCCCGATACGGAAGCTCCAGTCCTTATGGTCCTTGTCGTAGTATTCATTCTGGAATATCCGGCTCCATGTTTCCTCGTCCCAGGAAGACTTGTGGTCGAGGTCGGAATGCGCGAGCTGGGTATTCCAGTGAGGGACCACGACATTGAGATGACATCTGGGCTTAAGGACCCGCTGGCACTCGCGGAGTAGCGCGATGGGGTTATTTACGTGCTCTAGGAAATGGAGCGCGTAGATGGCTGTTACCGTCTCGTCTCCGTACGGGATTGGGTCACAATCCGCATCCCACTCCGGGAGGTCCAGGGCCACGGAGTGCTGGATTAGCTTTGCTCCGGCCCCAAGGTTAAGCACGAGGCCGCCAGGCGGCCTGGACTCGTACTCCCAGGACGGGATACGCGGCCGGTCGGCTCCGAGACGGAGCATTCCCATAATGTCGATCGGCATGTTCCACGATTCTGCGGTCATGGCGTACGTCCTCCCCTGGTTAGTTCGGCTAGTGCTTCATCGAGTCGCCGGAGGACTTCCCTGACGGCCGTGGGGCATAGCTCCTCATCCTCTAGCATTCCACGGTCAATCTGGACGTGAGTATAAGCCCGGCCGTCCGGGCTCGCCGTCATGATCGTAACGTTTCCCGGTAGCGGAACGATTGAATTCTCACTTCTTGGCATTAGGCTTCCTTATCATAGATAGTCGGATCGTTTATTCCTGCCAGCTTGAATGCTTCGATTCTTTCAGTACAGGTTCCGCACTTGCCGCAGTGAACTGACATTCCTTCATAGCAGCTCCATGTAATGCCTACCGGAGCTCCGGCGGCATGTCCGGCTTTGATTACCCCGGCCTTATCCATTCTGATGAATGGAGTGATGATGCTGATGTTATATGCCTCCGCAGCGAGCCTGACAGCCGCCCAGAAACGAGGACGACAGTCTGGGTATATAGGATGGTCTCCGGCATGAACGCCAGTTACTAGCTTATCTCCCGGCCGAGTTACTGCTGCGATGGCAGTCGCAACGAATAGAAGATTACGGCCATGTACGACGGTTATCTTCATCGATGGATCATCGTAACGGCCATGGGGGATATCAGCATCGCCTAGCAATGCTGATTTGGATAGTATGTCCGGTAGCCCGAACACTTGCCATCTAATGTTGAGATACTCTGCTACTCGCCGTGCCGCATCTATCTCACGACGGTGCCGCTGACCGTAGTCGAATGTGACTGCGGATGTAGCCCTTGTGACGGAAGCTGCGCACGTTGAGTCGATTCCGCCCGACAGAATTGCTATTGTCGTCATCACGCCTCTGCTGGGGTTAGGGATATCTTCCGCTTAAGGATAAATGTCAATGGCATACCCACGATTAGGATTACCTCTAGTTTACCTACTATCTGCCCGGCCAGGGCTACGTTGTACGGGATATGCGCGAGATAGAGGAATAGCAGCGAGTCTATGATGGCCGCTATAACGCTGGAGACTAGAACGCCCCAAATGAACCATCGCCTAGCGAGCCAGGTATACAAGGAAAAGTCCAGGCTCTCACTTACAAGGAATGTCACCCCGGAAGCGATAGCTAGCGTCGGGCTGAAGGCGAACGAGAGCCCGGCCGCAACTAGGATAAGCGCGATTCCGGCTATACGTCCTAGGGACCTCTGGACGAAATCACGGGCCGGGAATGAGAAGCCAGCCGCGTAGACCCCAGCCGGAGCCATGAGCCCGAATCCGACTGGGATAAGCCCGAACCGGTGAACCAGCCAGTTAGCTAGAACGATCGTTGCGACGTATATAGCCGCGAAGATCCCGCCGATTGTCTTGTTATTCATTTTCCATTTCCCTTCCTGAGTTCACCGATTGTATCCATGATGTATTCCTGGCGCCATTTCCGCGCCCAGATAACGCAGTTAGCACAATTAATATGGCCGTTCCCCTTACATTCCGGAAGGAGGACAGGCCGGTATCGGGCAGTGGCACTCCATGCCATGGAATCGAAAGAGCCAAATGCCTTACGGTGTTTATCACGAGGCCATACGAGAGGGATGCCGTCCGTTTTTACACCGAACCAGTGGAATCGTAGGCCGGTCTGATTTAGCTCGCGGGCGAGCAAGCCGATAATCTTGTTGCTCTGAATCCGGCATACGGTTCCGATGCCAACCGTATGGTAATCCCATAGGTTTATCCCGGCTTCCTCGTACATGTCTATATGCCTAAGGTAGCCGTCAATATCTCCTGGTGCCGCCTGTAGGACCGGGAAATACGGGCTTTCCTCATCGCTATGCTGCGGCCATAGTTCATTCAGTACTGAGAAGTTGATTGTTGTACGTATCTGATGAATTCCAGGAGTCAGTCCGGTCTTTGCGATTACTGGCGGCTCGCACATCCAGTCCTGTGGAGCGGCCATTTCGAGATTGCCAATATGCCGGTCGCACCAGGCTGTCTTGCGTACATACTGGGCTGGGGTTATATCCCATTTGCCGAATCTGCTTAGGGTTGAGTAGCCTCCGGAGTCCATACCCCATGGAACTATTGCCCTTTGGGCCGTCCTTGTTATACCGGCCTGGTGAATAAATAGCCGGAAATCAACATCGCCAGACCATAGCCATTTCAGTCTATGGGTCCCTAGGTAGCAGATAGGGTCCTTATCATCTTGATTCACCACGGCTCTAGGTCTTCTTTCTGGATTGGGTACTTTAGCCGTTCGGCTTTCGGTAGCTTAAAGTTTATCCCGGCCGCTATGTCGGCCGTATTACAGATAGCCTGCCACGCCTCGTCTCGCGTAAGGCCGGTTTTCATAAGCCGCTCGCCTAGGTCCCGGTCGGAGGACGGCAGCGTCATGGGAACGGAGTAATTCCACTCTCGCTGCATTTCCTCTACGGTATGCTTTCCTCGCCGTACCGCGTGAAGGATGGCCTGCATTTCAGAGTCCTCTGGCCTGGGATAATGGACGTCATTCGTGACGACCATCGGGATTCCCATTTCTCTGGAGAGCTTCGCATAGGCGGTATTGATACGCTGGGACTTCTCCAGCTCCCAGAATGGCTGGACCTCAAGATAATAACGGGACCCAAATAGAGCGGCAAAGCGCTGGATGACGAGTCTGGCGTCATCCCAGGCATAGCCGTCGCGGGAAGTCGGCTCAGGAATTCCCTTGCCGCCGACAAGAGAGCACGCGAGTAGGCTTCCAGTACATCCTGACAGAATGACAAGACCTTCTGCATTCCTTCGGAGACTTTCTCCACCCACTGTTGGATGGTAGTAAGCGTCGAGGTAAGACTGGGTGACGATTCGGTTGAGGTTACGGTATCCATCGAGAGTCTCCGCGATTATCGTGAGGTGGAACTTGAACTGCTGCCGGGTATCCGGGTCCACGGAGCCGGTATAAGCCTCAAGCCCAAAGATCGGCTTGATGCCGTTCGCGAGCGCGGCTTTCTCCAGCTGGAAATGCGAGGACACATTCCCGTGCTCCGTTGCGGCTATGGCCGAATAGCCAAGCTCCACCGCTCGCAGGACGTGCTCCAGTGGAGTCCCATACCCGTCGCCAAAGCTAAACGTCGTATGATGGTGGAGGTTGACGAATTTCATGGCGCCATAGTCTCCGCTGGACCGTGGATTGCGATTGGGACATACGGAACGAATGAGGCAAGTTCTGGCGAGACGAATTCGAGCCGCTTGTAGTGGAGCGGGCCCACTAGCGGAATCCCGGCCTTGTTCTGCAGCTCTTCATTCCAGATCGGACGGAGAGCGTCATAGAGAGCTTCTTTGTCGTCGAATAGAGCCGGAGGCACCGGCCGGATAACGAGGAAGCGGCCTATCATAAGTGCGCGTGTCCTTGGAAGACTCCGGTTAGGAGCGAGACGACAAGGATGATAAGCGCCAGCAGGATGAGTATCCGGATGGCCTTATCAACTAGCTTCATCGGGCTCGCCTCCGTCTCCAGGATCGGTATGACCATAGCTCCGGTACTCGCCTAGAGAGGTATGGTCCATTACTTCGCGATAGCGTTTATCAATGTAGCGCTGCGCGGCCTCGCACATTTCCTCCGGCGTTAGCTCCGGGAGGACGGCCGGCCATGGCTTTGGCGGTATGATCTCGAACCACAGGCCGTTGATTTCGATGAAGCGCTGAAGCTTTGGATCTTCCTTTTCACTCATCACGTTTCCTCTGGTAGGCCAGGCAGTTACACATAAGACAATGGCTATCGTGGTCCTCTCCAACCGGAATACAATGGACTATGATCGGATCTCCGCAAACGCACATTAGCCGGGCTCTCCTAGACGGCCCCAGACTGGGCCCTGGTTCTCCATGCGCCAGTAGAAGCCGCACTCGTTAATGAGATCGATGGCGGAGTCATCATCAAACTCTCGCCGTCGCCACGACCGCATCTCGATACGGAGCGACTTGTTGAGGATGTTCTGGACGATTCCGCGCCAGCCGCGCATTTTCCAGAACTCATCTGGGTATCCGCGCGTACACATCTTCTCTAGAGCAGCCGTAAACGGGCCGGAGAGCTGTCCTATGGCGTCCGGAGTCGGCTCTAGCCCTAGCCGCTTAAGGAAGTCATACGCGGCCTCTCGCGCGATGTCGTCGTCTTCCCTACTAACCTTCATTCGCCTTCCCCTGCCGTTAGTGGCTCGTCCCGGAATATCTCGTGCGGGCTCCATCGGCCGTCCAGATCTTTGACGACAAGGTCGTGGCAGATCTGGCACCTCATAAGTACGCGGGTAGTCTCCGGCCCAGCCAGGCGCGGATGGCGCGGACGGCCGGGCTCCGGTCCCTTATACATCGTCCCTACTATATCGTACACACAGTCGTGGGCCTGCTCCATTGCCTCACGGAGCGCTTCCGCGATAAGGTGAGCGAGGATGACCATGATATCATCCGGAGGGACCAAAGGTTCCTGGTCCATAGGACTGGGGGAATGGCCGTGGTTTCCGGCTGGAGTCTCGCTCATTAGCTTCCTGTTCTTTCTTGAGAAACTTGTATAGCTTCAGGGACCTATCCAAGCGGGCTATTGCGGAGCGCGTACATTGGATCCATTCCGCTAGGTAAATGGTCTCAGTAGCCGGCTGTTTAACCGGATTTGCCATTTTTACTCCGTTGGGTCTGCAGAACTGGAACGGTTTTTGACTATTTCAGGTCAACGGCGAGCGGCCTCCGGATGGAGGCAGGCGTGCGGGTCAATATCGGTCCATAGCTCCGGCCGTTCGCCGCGCTCATGATGGGCTTCTACCCGCTCGCGAATGACACAGTAACGGTCATCTGCTCCCATGAACTCGCATCTCCCGGTCTGATAGCAGATGGGCCGGAATAGCCGTGCTATCTCCCTTTGCTGCCAGCGGTCTTCCTCCGGGCCGTAGGCAAGGATGGCGCGGATTATCTCCACCCACACTTGCTTCCATTCGTGCTGAGCCTGGGAGCAGAGCCGGAGCCCGGAATGATCGATGAGGTTCCGGAGGTCCGTAGTATAATGAACGCGAGTGGCGATATTGGTAGGGAGTAGACCTCTCGCGTCCTCTGCGGGCATACCGGCTCCGATAAGAGCGTTATAGGACCACGCAGCCTTCCGTACGTCATCCTCCCATACCTGCCGGGCCGGATCATCTCCGGGCTTGCCTGCGAGGCTAGGTGGGAGGACTATCTCCCAGGCCGCATTTTCCTTCACGGCGAACCGTAGCGATTCCTGGACGAATGTCGCCGTCCGCTGCCGGACAAGCTGATGGGTAAAGGCTCGTGATACTCCCTCAAAGAATAGGGATATCCGGACCCATTCAGCCGGAGCTGCGATCTTGGATAGTCCGATGCCACGGACGGTCGCCATAGCTTCCTCGCGCGATACCGTAGTGGGGTCACGGACAATGCCGCCATGGTACAGCGCGGCTACGGCTGTAATCTTCCGGAGCGGGTCTGACGTCATGTCGATGACGGTGACGTGCGGCCTTACCTCGTCCCCCTCCGTCACAAGAGGTTTGGCTGTAAACATTGCCTCATCCGCGTACCGGACTATGGTCTTGTCGTTATCGGTCATTTCTTCATTCCTTGCTCCCGGAGGGATTTGGATGTATAGGCCAAGGTGCGGGCTAATCCGCTGTCTCGGCTCCATGGCCCGGCCTAACGGTACGGAGACGTAAGCCGCGAGACGATACCCGCGAGCGTATCGACATCCTTGGCCCACTGGAGGATACAGGACTCTGCGGACCCGTCTCCGTCGTACGACTCCGGGACGAACACGGAAAGCTCTTCCACGAATTCGTCATGTTCCTTCTTGGCCTCCGCCAGCTTGCTGTGGAGACCTGCGATGACGACCTGAGCTGATTCCGCTACAGAAATTTGCCTAGGCATTTTGTTCCTTCCACGTGTAGAGGTCGATTGATAGGAGACGATGAAGCTCCGTAAGGTCGTGGATCCGGTAACGGTGTATGGAGTTGGCCCGGTTATAGGGCTGGTCCCTGATATAGACCGTCTCTATACCGCGATTATAGGCGTCGTCCGTCTGTTCCGGTAGGTCATCACAGATAGCGACAATCCGTTCCAGGCCGACCTGCTCTATGAGGTCCCGGTATTTTGATCCTTCATCCTCATCGAGTCCTGGGAAGATTACCGCGTCATACTCGATTTTGTTACGACGGAGCCATTCCCGTGTGTCCGGGTCTATGTTGTCTAGCCGGAGGTATGGCCGCGTGGTACAGAGCCAGATATGGGCTCCGTCCTCGCGGAGGCCGGAGGTTAGCTCGCTCGCGAATGGGTAGGCCGGCATAAAGCGCTTCAGGCCTCCCTGACGATATGCGAGCTTACATTCCCGGTACTCGCGGTGAGAGATGCCCATGAAGGTGGAGAGCCGCACTCCATACCGGGCTTCCTCCGGAGGCGGGAATTCCCGGCCGAACCAGTGAGTGGCGAACCACAGGAAGTGCTTGTGGTAATCGCCCAGCGTCCCGTCTATGTCGAGAGCGATGACGGGCTTCCCGGCTCCGGAGCGGAACGGACTTACATCCGCCATGCGGACCCACCCTCTCCCGGCACCCAGTAGGCATCAGAAGGCTCTAGAGCCGCTTTTACGGCCGGGTAGACCTCGTGGACTAGCCGTGCCTTCTCCCAGGCTCCGTAGCGGCCTGCGCGGAGGACCCACGGGTGGCAGTTACAGTCGGTCCAGAGCGGCTTGACGACAGCGACGGCTCCGGATGCTCGCGGCGGCAGGGCCGGCCATTCCGTAGTCCGGTAGCCGAAGACATTGCTAACCCGGTACCAGGGGTGCTCGCTCGTCCCGTCGCAGATAACGGAATTCGCCTCCTGCGGCACGGTGCCGGAGAATGGGCTTGTGCTTCCGTTTGCGTATATCGTATAGCTCTTGAACTGGTGAGCCGACGACTGACACAACGCCTGGGCCGGAATGGTCGAGACGATAAGGTCTGGATGGAGCGAAGACGTAAACGGGATTAGGCCGTGTTTGATATACTTCTTAATCAAGCCGACCTTCATGGAGCCGATCAGATCCGTCCAGAGCCGCGCGTACGTCTCGCGGATATCCCATGCGTCGTGATCTCCGGCGAAGTCCTCCGGGCTAACCTTTCCCTTCCAGGTTCCGCCATAGACCTTCGCGCGGTATTCTTCCGGAGTCCCAATTAGCGAGTAGGTTACCCGGACCTGCGCCACGTCCTCGTATCCGGGAATGGGCGCGTGTAGATACTGGCACCCGTAGAGCGTAGACGGCTCGTCAACATTACTTATGATTATGGCCTCATGGCCGGAACTGACGGCAGCCGCAGCCGCCGCCAGTCCGGCCGGGCCACATCCCAGGATAACTGTGCGGGACATGGCGGGTTCCTCCTAGAGGTTCTGTGGACGGTCCTTGTAGGGATGATTCCCGAACGGCGTGATAGGACCGGCGAGCCCGGTATGGATGGGGATCTCCATAACCAGGCTCTCGCCGTTCGGGTTGCTGAACCAGTCTTCAGACATGGTTACCTTCCGGTTAGCAGTTACAGCCCATACAGCGGCAGTTACACCGACGCGGGCATGAGCAGCCGCCTAGGAAGTTGTTCCCGCAGCAACGGCCGCCATAGGGACTCCGGCGACGGAACAGGCGGATCATGGTTAACCTCCCTTCCAGGACTTGTTCATCAGCTCCGCGTGAAGCTCGTCACGGAGCCGCTTGACGGTTGCGGCCAGGTCCTCAGAATGGCGGGTCGTTGTCGGTGCCGCGCCTTTTGGTACGGGTAGAGCGAGCCGGGGCAGCCGTCGCAGCGGGCTTCGCCGTCCGGGACCGGCCGGAGGTCGCCGTAGCGCGAGCGGAGCGGGCCGTAGCGGGCTTAGCCGCGTTCGTCCTCGTTCTAGAGCCCGTCCGGGCCGTCGCGGGCTTAGAGGCCGTCCTAGCGGCTCGCACGGACTGCGCAGTCCGGGCCGGAGCGCGGCGGCCAGTCCGGGCCGGAGGCTCGTCCTCAGGCGGCTCATCGTCCTCGTCGCCGTCAGCTTCGCCGTCCTCGATGAGGTTGCCGTCCTCGTCAATGAGGTTGCCGTCCTCATCGACCAGGTTACCGTCCTCATCCACGAGGTCTTCCGGCTCGTCCTCGTCTCCCGGTTCTGCGGCCTCGCCGTCCGGGCTGAAGTCATCCCACGCGATCCATTCCTTGACGCGCGGCTGCATCACGCCGTTGTACGGCTCCTGGTCGGTGACGATATAGCACCAGGCTGCGTCGCTCTCGGCTCCGGGCTTCCAGGAACCGATACGCTCCACAGGCGCACCGTTCTGGTCTTCCTTCTTGGAGACGTAGGTCGTGGTGAGGACCTTCTTGAGGGTGAAGCCGTAGACTTCCATCCACGGAGCCCACTTGAACTTCGCGCCTCCGATAAGCGCGGCATTGAGCCAGAAGGGACAGCCGTTGTATTCCTCCAGGTCGCCTTCATTCTCGTCAGCGACCCAGAGGATCTTGAGCATGGCGTCATCCTTGGCGGAACGAGTCCACCAGATCTTCTTGGTGTAGCCGGAGAGAGTCAGGCCGATGGGCGGCACCTCGCCGTCGTAACGGTCGAATTCCTCCGTACTGTACTCGATAGAATCGAGGTAATCGACATCGATTCCCTCAATGTCTTCGGCGCGGAGCTTCGGCATTTAACTTTCGCCTTTCAGGTGATAATGATCTATTCGTTCCGGATGGAGTCTATGGTCTGCGGCGTGCTCTCCCTTCGTGACGAAACGGACCCACGGATGCCGCAGGTCCATATGGCTAACTAGCCACTGGCCTGATTGCCCTTCTGGGTCGGCCAGCTCTAGTCTCCCGGTCCCTGTCCCTGACATTCCCCGCCTTGTCGAGCTTGTCGATGATATCCGCCATAACCGTATTGTCGCCGTGATGAACGTCGATTGACGTACCTAGAACGTCGTAACGGTCCTTCGCGAGCCAGGGAGGGAACGGCTGGCACAAGAGCCTCCGGACGATATCCGGTCCAACCGCGTCGGCCTCTCTCGATTCGCGACTTACGGAGTAGTATAGGATGACTCCGGCCTGGGCCGAAATGTAGTCGGATATCTCGCCTTTCTTGCCGAGCAGCAGCGGGATAACGCGCGTATCGCCTTCGGCTTCCTCCGCGATCATCGAGTTACAGATGAAGATCGTATTGGCCTTCATGGCGATAATCCGGCCGTACCACCGCTTGAAGCCATTCTGGTACTTCTGGTGGTTCTGGACGGCCGGGATGTCGAGGTCGCGAGCCGCGTTCCGGGAATTCTCAACTTCAAGAATCCAACGCATATACATTTCCTGCATGTTCGTACCGGAGTCGATAATGAGCCAGTCGTCTTCCGTCAGCTCCTGCTCTGCCTTCCGGACTCCGGCTACTGCGTACTCCCAGGACGGAGCCGGCCACATACGCGCTCGCGAGCCGGAGACACGAGCGGAGACGGCACCTTCAAGCTCCGTTGAGAGGAATACGGCATTACGCGCGCCACCCGCGAGACGGGTCTTGCCGACTCCGGGAGGACCGTACAGGATAATGTTCTTGGAGGTCGAGTGAGCCGCCAGCGCCACTTCCTCAATCTCGACGGTCGCCTCCATCATCATCTGTGGAGCGTCCTTGTTTTCCTTCGCGCTTGATCGTCGCGCGGCGGTGCCGGTCTTGGCTCGCGTTCCAGTCTTGGCTGGTGGCATTATGGTCGCCTTCCTAAACGGCTGCGGTCTTGGTGTCGTCCTGATACGGGTCTACCTGATAGAAGTTAGCATCTAGTATATCGCGGTAGGAATCGGAGCCCTGATCGTGAAGAATACACGGATTGCGGAACGGGCAGCGGACGCAGTTCTTGGATGGGCTTTTGATAAGCGGCAGCGTTCCGTCGCGGACGGCATCCATCCAGCGCACCTCGTCCGCGATCTTCCGGAGCTGAGTCGCATTCTCCGCTTGGGTCCGCACGACCGGATGCCGGAGGAATAGCTCAGCGGGCTGGCTCTTGGATACGTCTCCGTAAACCACTAGGTAATTGTCGGCCGCTATCGCGTCAAGGTCTTCAACCTTCATCTTCTTGAGCTGAACTTCAGTCCAGCCGTCAACTCCGGTAAGAGCTTCAACGTAGTTGGCCTTTGTCGGCTTGTTATGGTACATTCCCTGATCGTCCCGTGGCCGCTCATCGGCCTTCGCCTTCCGGAGGAAGTTGTAGACGATCATCTCAATTTCCTCGCCTGGCTTAAGCACGCCATTCTTCCGGAGGATATGGCCAGCGACGGCGAAGTAACTTCCGCCCTGATCGTCATTCTCTAGATGGGCCGTCTGGATCGCTGCGGCTGTCTTGTGCTCTAGCAGAATGATCTTGCCGGTCGCGAGGTCGCGAGCTACGCCATCCCAGCGGCTCTTGAAGATAGCGACGGGCTTGCCTCCGTCCGTGATCGTAATGGCGAACGGCTGCTCCGTCGCGATTATCGACCACTGTGGGTCCTTGCCGTAGCGCTTGATATAGTTCTCAAGCATTTCTACGCCTAGGTCCTTGGCGTCATACCAGACGGCTTCCTCGAATTCGTCATCCAGCCAGGACTTAGCGAAGCCTATTTCATCGCCCACCCAGTCCTCAAAGAATTCGGCCGGATGGATTCCACGGCGTTTGCCTTTCTTATACCATTGAGCCAACGCTTCGTGAACTCCGATACCGAACCACGCCGCGTCGGCCTGAACGCCTTTTGGCGAATAGCCCATCCGGTATGCCTGGTACCAAGACCAAGGACATTCCTTGAAGAGTCTTCGCTCTGAGGTTCGCAGGACAGGAAGGCTAGACATTGATTGTCACCTCCTGGACGGTTCCGTCCGGAAGCGTAATAGCCCAGCACTCATATCCGCTTCCATCATTTGCCTGGGTCACTTCAATCCAGCAGCCCATTGATATCAGCCAGTTCTTGAAGCTCATTTCGCCTTCCCTTGCCTTTCGTTCGCTACCCTCTAGACCCTACCCGGAGGAACTGCCGCAACTATGGCGGTTCACCGGCCGGAGTTTCAGACGGGCCTTGCGCAATGCGCCCGCAATCCTCCGGGTAGGGACTAGAAGGCCCAGGCCCGGCCGCAGCGGGGTGGAGCGCGGCCGGGCCTGGAGTCCTTCCGGGGAAGGTCTAGAACGGAGCGTCACCCCCAGGCTCCGCGTCGGCCGTCGCGCGGCGGCTCCGGGTCCTCGCGGCAGGCTTCCCGGCCGGAGCCTTCCCGGCACGGCCCCCGGAGCGGCCGGAGGTCGCCGGAGCGGGCTTTGCAGCGGTGCGGCGGGTCCGGGTCGCCTTCGCGGGCTCCGGCTCGTCCTCGTCCGTCTGACGCGTGGCCTCGCGGTCAGCGGCACGCGCCTCGCGCTGGCTGATGTTGAA